TTCAATATCCATAGGATTAACGTGTGCTCCCACGCTTACAGAATTAACTAATCCTGATTTAATTTTTTCCTGCATAGCTTTATCTTTGACTATTGCTCTGAATGGTATGTTGCGAGTATCTTGACTAAAATGTGCAGCTTTTACTCGACCAACGATAGAGTCCACTGAATTGTTGTGGTCTTTTAGTAATGGTACACCGATTAGGGTACTTGCAGATTTGTCTAACTCTTCACCGAGAAAAACGTGACCGTTAGATGTTGTAGTTTCGTTGATTGCTATACCCTCGATTACGAAATCACCATCTAGAAATGCCTTACTTTGAATTGGAACATTGTATTCCAATAGGAGATTATTTGTCACCTCTTCCATTTTAAACTAGTAATGTAACAATTATTTTTTATTTAAATGTTTGTTTAGTTAGTATATACTAAGAAAAACGTAACCACATCTCGACATCAACATTTTTTGGGCCAGAAATTATAATATCTAATGGCTCGTTTAAGTTAAATTTACAGAATTGGTCCTGATTAATTAATTTGGCTATTGGACCTTGTTCGATTGCTCGTGGAGCATAATATTTTACTCCTTTATGACTTCTTACTTGTAATATCTCGTAACCTAGTTGGCTTCTAATTATGATACTAATAGGCAATTCTGAGTTACAACTTACTATGATACAATCTAATTTATCTTCAATTATTGGCGTAGTAAATATGGCTTGCCCTTCTTCGGTGTTAAAATTTATCTTCATACTTCAACTCTCCGTCTGATACGTCGTCTTCTGGTAGTTTGAACATTTTGTCCTACTTCTCCTAATGCTCCTAATTTTGCTCCTTCGATTGCAGCGTCTTGACCTTGTAACTGATTACTACGACCAGCATTAATTTGTTGTGCTCTAGAATTTACTACTGCAGAGCCAGTATAATCTTCCCAGTTTCCTATGACTGGTACAGTTTCTTTCGAGATTGAACTATCGCCAACTAAATCGTATTGTAAGTCGCCACTATGTTTAGCATATACTACTCTTTGTCTTGTTACTGGGTCTATATATATCATCTTGGTTTTGGTCTAGGTTTAGGTTTACACTTATCCATTGAGTATCCTCTCTTGTTTAATTTGATTTTGTTTTTGAATGTACTCGTGCATGCATTGACCACATAACCATAAATCAGCGTATAAAGTTAAAGCGACATTTGGACACTTAGCACATTTTGGTCTATTATCTTCATTTATTTGGTCCATTATTCCACTAAGCCAACGATGGTACTACGACAATTCACGTGCATTGGTGGCATATTAACTCCTGGTTGTCCGTCTTTAGTTAAGAAAACTTGACCATTTAAACTTGCACAAATATCACTCGTTCTTTCGTCCATAGCTGCTAAATATCTATAAGTGCTTACATCGTTTTCTTGATATAAGTCTTTAAGTCCAGCGTTAGCTAGTCTAACAGTTTCAGTTCTAGCTATGACCAGAGGTCTTTCTTCTTTACTTAGTGTAATCTTTTCGACACCATCTTCAATCTTAATTCTATCTCTTAAATCTATTGTAGTATCAATTTCTTTTTCAATTTCTCTAATAGTTTTATTTTTCTGGAAACCATCTTTTAATACTAGTCGAAGTTTATCAACGTCTGACTCTGAAAGTAATCCTAAATCAATATCTCTCTCTGTGAGAGCTTTTAGATCTGAAAACTTATCAGTCTTTAATCTTTGTAAAATCTTAATTAAGTAGTCAGTAAAATTAAATCCTGGAATTTCTGTAATATTAACGTATTCAGCTAGAGTCATATCACGACTAGCTTCTTCTGATAGATTACAACTACACTCCTCAGTACAAGTATGAGAATTTTCTGGTACTGCTTGTAACGCACCTTCCATCATTTTCTCTATTTCTTTATCTGTTTTCTCATCAAAATTAATTTCAGCTTCTTCTTTAGCTGTTGGCTTTTCTCCTGGAACTTCTGGTTGTTTGATTTCTTCTTCTTCTTTACGTCTATCTTCTTCAGCTTTTTTCTCTGCGTCTTCCGGTGAATCGATTACACCTTCAACTTCTTCATCTAATCCTAAGATTACTGCTAGCTCCATTTCTAGTGCAGCCTTAAAACCTTCAGATATAAAAGGGTTTTTTAGTATCTCGTTAATGGAAGTAATACGCTTATTTTTTTCTTCTTCTCCTGGTAACTCCCACTCGAAATCTATGTCTGCGCTTAACCCTTGAGTTTCAAGGAACGGTTTAAGGATTTGGTCCTCAATAATTTCTTCTATTACTATTCTGATTGAATGGATATACCTCTGGAAAGCTTCAAGTTGTGTCTTAGCTAGACCTTCAGGAATGTTAGCTTTACCTAAAATTACTAGAGGAATTTGTGTGCCTATTGCGAATTGTTCAACATCGTGGTCTGCGCTTGATACACTAGCTTCTGTTATATTACCGAAATCTAGTACGCTAATATCCACGTTTGCGTCTGTGGCCCACTCGGTACAATTATTCATATATTTAAGTTTATCATTAACAGCATCCACGTCAGCAGAATTAACAGACTCGCCAGGTATTCCAACTTTAACGTGCATTGGTGCACCAGCTTTTCTTTCTTGTAATTTATGTCCTGAGATTTCTGCGCTAGAATAATGTTCAAGAGTTCTACGATTGGGCCAAATTATACCCATACCATAAGGTGCTCCAGGGTTAGCGTTAATTTTTAAGTGTGCAATTTGGTTCGGACTAAATGAAATAGTCTTAGTTTGTGCGCTAATAGTTTTAGTATTACCTACTACTTGATTGAACTCTTTTACTACACCTTTTCTTGTCCGTTTAACGTAGAGATTATTAAAATTGATTGTGCGAATTTTAGAATTTTTAAAGTCAGTCAAATCCATAGCACCGTTACCTTTAGATATACCTTCCTTTATCCATGGCCTAATATGTGTCAATAAATTACTATCCTTAATAAATTGGTCAAGCAGTTTTTGAGCTTTACTGTCGTTCACTTTGATAGTAAAATCGCCAATAATAGAATCAGTAGTTTTATCAACTGCAGCGTTAGCTATACCCATATTGTCAGTAATTTGTTCAACTTTTTCAAAATCGAATGGGTGTTCTGCTCCAACTTCTTTAGGAAATTTTATCGGTTTATCATTAACTTCACTCTTAAACGCTGAATTAAGAGCCACTCCTTGACTCATACGCTCGGGAGATACTGCTAAATAACCTTTAACATCTTCTTCTGACATATAAAAACATACATTATTTTTTATTTAAATGTTTGTAAAAGTAGTATATACTCTAATTTAATGCCCAGTAATATACGGTTTATAGCCAGTCGATAATTCGAAATACATTCTCATCATTAAAGCGTCGCCACAATCAGGGCTTCTTCCAAGATTTTCTTTAATTTCTTCTTTGTTTACTAATTTGATGGTTTGCATATCTTTATCTATATCTTTCTGTGCGACCTGTTCTAAGTCCTCTATGATAAGATTTTTAATTTGATGTGGTATATCCTTATAACAGCCTATTTTGCTCTCATTGACCATCTCTGCAAGTTTAAAGTAGCACTCAGTTTTAAGATTAGAGTAATTTCTGTACTTCATATTCTTAGAGATAGGTTGTTTATTTGCAACGAAACCTTTGGCTCCAGGTAATTGGTCTAATACTCCGCCACCTACACCATCTTCATCTATTATAATATTACTTCGTGGCACTTTGTATTCATGTGCTAGTATTTGTAGAGCTTCAGCTACTTGCGTTGTGCTAGACTTCTTGAAAGTTACAATTTTGGCCATGAAAAGTCCGTTCCAAATTATTATGGCAGTTAGATCTGAACCAAAACGTGCAACATCGCAACTAATATAATTCTCATGCTTGGTTGGAAGATTAAAATCATTAGTAAATATATCTAATATTTTATCATAATCGAACAACTTTGAAGGGTCGTCGTCGTACTCCCAATTTCCGTTAAGTAATCTTTCACGATTTACTTTATCCAACTTTTTAAGATTTTCAATGTAATGTTCTGAAATAAAAGGATTATCATACACTTTTGCCGGGATATAAGCTTTATACGGTTCAAGTTGATTATTGGCCCACTTCTTATAAAATTCTCTATATACGAAAGTCTTACAGGGATTACTGGCCATGAAAACTTTAGGTATTAAATTAAAATTGTCAAGTTTATATCTAATTCTAGATTTTATGATATTATAAGCTTGTTCTGTGATGTCACCCATCTCGTCAATGAAACCGTCTGTGTACTCGGTAGAACCTAAACTTACGAACTCAGGGTCAGAAGGATATAAAAATAAATCTTTAAGGTACACTTCGCTACCATTAGAAAAGATGATTAC